AGCTCATCTTGTCGCTACGGGTCATCAACCCGGCGGCGAAGTTGCGCAACGTATCCAGCCAGTGAATGCGGGGCGGGTTTGTGGTCATGGGCGTGTAATCTGTGGTTTACATGCTGACAACTATGGTTTACAATGTCTGCATGATCGAAATTAAACAAACCCCGGCCTATAGCGAATGGCTCGCAAGCCTGGACAACACAGTCCAGGCGCGCATAGCCAAACGGGTATTGCGCCTCGCGTACGGCCTGACTGGCGACGTGAAGCCGATCGGTTCAGGCGCCAGTGAGTTGCGAATCGACTTTGGTCCCGGCTATCGGGTCTACTTCGGCCAGCACGGAAAGACGCTGGTCATCGTCCTGGGCGGCGGCGACAAGTCCACCCAAGCCCGCGATATCAAACAGGCGCTTGCGCTCTGGAACAGCCTTGAGGATTGAGAAAATGAAAATCAGCGAACTTAAAACTTTTGACGCGGCCGACTATCTGCACGACGACGAATCACGCGCCGTCTTTCTGGCTGAAGCCCTGGCCGACGATTGCACCGACCCGGCTTTCTTCACTGAAGCACTCGCCGCCGTCGCGCGTTCGCGCGGTATTAGCGACCTCGCGCGCGAAACGGGTATGACCCGCCCCGGCATTTACAAAGCAATTTCGCCGGAAGGAAACCCGAGTTTCGCGACAATGCGCAAGCTGCTGGATGCGCTTGGCCTGGAGTTCACGGTCAAGCCCAAGGCGCACGTTTAAACCCACTTCCGCCAGTCCGGCGATTCGTTTAGCAGGTCGTGGATTGCATCGCACAGAGGGTCTACCTGATCGTCAAAGGCGTGCGTATCGTCCTCTGTAAATGCCTCGCACTCGGTAATGAAGTCGGAGACGAATTCCGCTTCTTCCGGAATCACCACCAGCCCCGCCGCGATCGACGGCGCGGCGCCTTTCACGCGTACCGTCTTGTCCTTATGGCGCGGAATACCGAGAATCGGTATCCGCCCTTTCTTTTTGATGCCCTGAATCAGCCCCGTCCCGCTCGACTTGTCCTCAACGGCCATCACTGACAACGGCACACTCACGCGGTGGTCGTAAGGCCGATGTTTGTTCCAGAAGTCGATAGCGCGACGTTCCAGCTCGGGCGCCTCCCAGCGGCCGCGTATCTGGTCCAGCAAATAGATTTTTCCGTCCTCGCCCAAGCCCCAGCACTGGAACACGCTGTAGTCGTTGCGCTCTGCGGTTTTCTGCGCGGTGTCGACATAGATTTTTCGCGCGCGGATGCGCGGCAAAATCACATAGCGGCCGAACCATTCGCCGTGAATGAGGTTCCCGCCCTCCTCGACCGGCTTCTGTTGATACTGCGACGAGAACACGCGCCGCCCGATGACTTCGCCCTCGCGGTTTTTCCCGCCGCGTTCCATCTCAAGCAGCTCGTCTAACGGCTCTTTGTATGGCCAGTAGCTGAAGCGCCCTTTCGCATCGGTCACGCCCGTGTCGATATGCGCGGCGTACTCTGGCACGCGATGCTTGACATAGGCCGGGTCGACGAGCGCCGGTATCTCGACGTAATGCCACTTGCCCGGCAGGTTGCCGGCCTTGATAAAGCCCGTGCAGTCGTCGACCGCGAGACGTTGCATGATGACGATAATCGGCGTCTGCGGATTCGCGCGGCGGCTCTTGACCGTCGAGACCAGACGCCGGTTAGCCTTCGTGCGCGCGGGTTTGCTGTAGCTGTCGTCGACCTTGAGCGGATCGTCCAGCAGAATCGCGCCCTGAAAACCTTCCTCCATGTGTCCGGCGCGGAACCCGGTAATCTGCCCGCCCAGCGCCACCGCGTAGACGCCGCCCGCCGTCTTGCCGTCAATCTCGACGTTCCACCGCTTCAGGCTGCGCGAATCGTCGCGCAACGTGAGCGGCCAAAGCTCCTGATACTCGTCGGACTGCACCAGCTCCCGAGCCTTCTGGCTGTTCAGTAGCGCGAGCTCGTCGGAGTAGCTGATATGCAGGAACCGCGCGCGTGGGTTGAGCGCGAGCCCGCGGGCTATCAGGTTGATAACGACAAGTTCTGTCTTGCTCGCGCCTGGCGCCACGTTGATGACGAGATTCTGTATCTCGCCGTCGAGCACGCGCTGTATCGCGTCCGCTATAACTTCGTGGTGCCAGTTGAGCCGAAAATTCAGGCCCTCGCGCCGCTCAAAAAAGTAACGCGTAAAGACGATGTGGTCGCGCTCGCACGCGTGACGCAACGTCTGCCGGCGGAATTCCGTAACGGTCGTCTGTTGCATCCAGGCGTCGTTACGCCGGTTCATGCGAAACGGCAGGACGTTCGATACGTCATCCATGACTGGACCCCGAAGCCCGCCAGCAATCACAAGCCTGGCGGGCTGTCGCTCTCTCGCGGGGGTTTATCCGGTGCGGCGCCGTCCGTACTTCGTCAAAACCTCATCAATGATCGCGCGGGCGTTTTCTTCCGTACCCACTACCGGCGGCGCATCCAGCGGCACGGCTGCCGGCGGTGCGCCGTTGTCGGTGAGGCGCCAGCCGCCGCGCGTACGCATCCAGAAAATGCCCGCTTGCACGGTCGTCGCGCGCGAGTTTTTCGCGGTGGCGATCCGATACAGGTTCTGCGCGACGGCCGCGTTACCTGAGTCCACCGCCGTCGCGATTTCTTTGCGAAACACGCGCGCGAGCACCGGGTAACTGATCGGCTTGGCCGTCGCCGGATTGATGACATGCCGGCATATGTTCGCAAGCGGGATGCCGTACACAAGCAGCGCTTTCACGAGCTCGCGATCCATCGGAGTCGGCTCAAACCGTTTGTTGGCCATGCTCCCGTTCTCCCTCATTGATCGGCGCGGCCGTCGACGCAAGCAGCCCGCGCACGTGGCGCGCGATCGCCCGCATGAATAACGGCGGTACGCAATTGCCCACGGCCGCCCAGCGCTGCGCAAACGTGCCCGTCAATACGAACGCATCAGGGAACGATCCGAGACGCTTCAACTCGTTTATGGTGGCTTTGCGGTTTTCTTCCGGGTGGCATGCTTCACACGCCCACGCCTTTCCGCCCGTGCTTTTCATGATGGCCGGCGCGCATGTGTTCCACGCCAGTCGGCTCGTGTTGAAATACGACCCCTTCGGATGAATGTCGCTCCCCTTCTGCCCCGGCTTCAGACGGAAAAGCAGTTGCTGATATTTTGAGTCGGCCGGATAGCGCGCCTCCTCGCGATCGGCGTCCGTATTGACGACGCCAAAGAATGCTTCACGCACGGTCACGGGCCAGCCGGTCGGCGCCGGATGGCTCGGCGCGGTGTTGAGGTCGGAACGGATGCCGATAAAAATCAGCCGCTCGCGCCGTTGCGGGACGCCGTAATGTCCGGCCACCAGCACGCGCGCGGAGACGCGATAGCCCGCGGCTTCAAGTTCTTCCAGAATTTGCGCGAATATGAGCCGCATCTTGCCGCCCACCATGCCCCGAACGTTTTCCATCACGAACGCGCGCGGCCGGAACGCGCGCAGCAAGCGCACGTATTCAATGAAAAGCTGGTTGCGGCCGTCGCCAAACGCGCGCCGCCCTGACGACGAAAACCCCTGGCATGGTGGCGAACCGTCCAGGACGTCGAGCTCGCCCGGTTCGAGGTCGGCCAGGTGTAGCGCGGCTTCGTCGGTGAGCTTCGTTATGTCGCCGTGATAAAGCGGCACGTCCCGGAAGTTCGCCGCGAACGTCGCCGCCTGCTGGTCGTCCCATTCGACGGCGAGCCGTTCGTCGAATCCGGCCATTGAGTAACCGAGACTCGACCCACCGGCGCCAGCAAAGAGCGAGACGACCGTCGGTGCGTCCGGCGCGCGCGGCGCCAGGTGATCGAGCCACGCGGCCGCTAACCGATCGTGATAAGCCATGATGATTACCGGGGGAACTCATGCCCGCATTCGGGACACTTGACCATCTTTACGTCGCCCGCTATCGAGCCGTCTTTTTCGTTGAAAAGCGGGGGGAGCTGCCCGAGAGTGAACTGTTCGATTTCGGGTGCGCTGAAGCCCGTTAGTTGCACGTCAAAATCGCTCTGTATTTCCAGCAGCTCGGCGCCCAATAGCTCGGTGTCCCAGCTCGCGTTTTCGGCCAGCCTGTTATCTGCGATGACGTACGCGCGGACCTTCGCCTCGCTCCAGCCGCGCGCGATCATCACGGGCGCGGTCTCGTACTCCAGCAGCCGGCCGGCACGTACACGGCCATGACCCGCGATGAGCGTCCCGTCCTCTGTCACGAGACACGGCATCGTCCAACCCCATTCGCGCATGCTGGCGGCGATTTGCGCTATCTGTTCGTCGCTGTGCATGCGCGCGTTGCGGGCGTACGGGATTAGCCGCTCAATCGGCCACAATTCGATTTTCTCGGCTGGCCAGCCCCGCACGGCTGGCGAGGCTTCAGCGGTTCGTGCAGTGCGTGCCATTGTTGCGTCCCTTCCGGCGGGCCTAAGAGGCTCGACGTATCAAAACTATGATATGAATTTGGAATGATATGAATTCGGCGGCGACGAAAAAAAACCCGGCCGGCGCACGGGGCGCTGTCCGGGTTGGAAGCCGTATTTACAGGGGTCTCAGCCACGTGCGCGGCGTCTACGCGCACTGTCTGCAACCTAGCGGAATACTAGCTCATTCACGCCGTTTTTGGGGCTAAGTGCGGTTCGGGGCGGGCCGCGCTCGCGAAACGGCCGTTGCTGGCGCGCGCCTGGTGCGTCGCAGCGTCTTTGCGGAAGTCCGATAGCTGGATGATGTGCGAATCGACATAACGGCCGCATTGGAGCGCGCTATACGCGCGCAGCACGCGCCGATCGCGGAAATACCGGATGCGATCGCGGATCGTGTCGCGGCTCAGGTCGTAATGGTCCATCAGGTCCGCAACGCGGAGATTCCAGATATAGAAACAGACGAAGGCCATTTTCGAATCGGTCATGGCTTCGGAATTAACGGCCTTGTTCCATCGGTTGAGCTCGGCGTCGCACGGCGCATCCGGTGTCGAGGACGGCAAACCGGGGGGCGTGCGCAGACGGGCCAACAAGTTCTTGGGCGGCGGCGGCGCAAACAGTTTGCGCGAGCGATGCCAGTAAGCCCATTGCAGGCAGAAAAGATGCATGT